CACCTATGCCCTGCCCACCAAGCAGGCCACCTAGCAAACCTTGAGGTTTTTGAGGTTCTTGAGCCATTGCTGCACCACCTTTTCCACCAAGTATCTTGGCGACATAGTTTTGTGTTTCTGTAATGTTTGGAACGCCGTTTGCCTTTGCGACACGACTTGGGCCTGCGTTGTATGCCGCCAAGGCTAAGGCTGGATCACCAAAGCGATCTAGCTGTTGCTTCATGTAACGCGCCGCACCTTCTAAGTTTTGCACGGGATCAGTTGGATCAACACCAAGCTCTTTCGCTGTGGCAGGCATAAGCTGACCAAGCCCAATCGCCCCAGCAGAGCTAACTGCATCAGGGCGAAACGCGCTTTCTGCTTGTATTTGGCGCACGAATAAATCTGGGTCTATCCCGTATTTCTGCGCTGTTTGGTATGCAAGCTGGCGATAATCCATATCAGATCACAATAACATTAGTAGAGATGCAGGGTTAAACGGTTGGCTAGTCGTGGTTGATGTCCCATATGGTGTACCACTTAAAATCTGACTTAGCGCACCAAGTCCAGCTAGCGGCGCACCTGTTTGCCCCATGTATTGCTGCTTAGCTAAATCAAGCAACTGCTGCTGCATTCTGCGCTGGAATTGAGCTTGCTCACCAACTGCAGCTTGCGTTGCCTGACCCATGCCAAACGCCTGACCGCCAAGCCCAGCTAGACCGCCAGCAGCAGCTTGCTGCACGCCTGCACCTGCCAAGCCAGCTTGCTGGTTTGCTAGTGTTGCTTGCTGCTGCAAATTAGCTTGCTGAAGTGCGCGCTGCTGTTGCTGCCCAATGTCATACTGGGCCGCACCAAGAGCTTGCTGATATGCTTTCTCGCGTTGCTGCGCTGCAAAGTCGCCTGCCATGCGCCCGTATTCTCCAGCCGCTACGCCTTCTGCAACACCATGACGAGAGCCGCCAAATGCCTTTGCGGCAGTGGCTTGAGCGCCAAGCTGGTTCATACCTTGCTGCTGTTGGCGCATAATGTCTTGCTGCCCACGCTGAATAACCTGCTCAGTGTAGGGCGACATATACTGTTGCATATTTGCCGTAGCTAATGACCCTACTGGACCAATCTGAGCAGCTTGCGCTGTTGGAGCTTGGAAGCCTGCAAGGTTGCCGTAGGTCTGACCTGCCTGCTGCATGGCCTGAGATGCACCTTGAAACGCATTTTGTACTGGTTGATTGCCTGATGCACCCATTAGATTACTCCTAAAGCGTCTAAGACTTTATTTCTTGTTTCACGCAAGCCGCTGAACAGGCCACCCGTGCTTTCGCCACGCAAAACTGGACGAGGGCTGCTATCGCGAGGCCCAATGTTTGTGCTTGGTCCAGCTGGGTTCCCATAATGCATTTGCATAATCTCAGCATGGCTTAAACTATCATCGTTTCCGCCGCCTGAAACTGGCGAAACCCCAAGCGGACCAGTTGCTGCCTCTGGCACAACTGGTGGCGCAATCGCTGCGCCTGTGATCGGATCAAAGCGACCAAGCCCAGCTAGGTATGCATATTGATCAGGACGCTGCTCCTGCAGACGCTGTAGCGCAGACATGTAAGCAGGGTAAGAACTATAGCCAGAAACACCGCCTGCAGATGTAACCTCTGCGTCACCCATAGTAAGCGGGGCTGGACCCTCTAAGCCAAATGCGGAAGCCATCGCGCCCACGTTGCGATTTAGCGCACGCTCTGTTTCGCTAATCTCAGCAATCTCTGGCCCCATATAAGGCACATAGCCCAAATCTTGGATTTGTTGGGCGCGCTCTAACGCTTTCTTTCCAGCTTCCTCAATGTAGGCTGGGATTTTGGTTTCTTGAGTGCTTCTGCTACCCATATTAAAACTCCAAGTGCATTGTTATGGAGTGAGGCTTCCAGCCCAGTTTCTCCAAAGGTTTTTGCCATCCAAAACGACCATCAAACGAGGCAAATGAACAGCCTTGCAATTTTGCCCATTCTTTCACATTTTCAGTCATTTGTAAAATTTCATCCAATTCACCACCTGCAAGAAAGACATGCAAGGCTTTTGTGTTAGGATATACCACGATTTCTGTAATTATGCACCCACGCTCTGCAGGCCATAACTGCATCTTTCCAGAGCGTATGCCTTCGCATACTTCATCCCACGTATTGTGACCGCCAGAGCGCTCTAAAGCAGCCTCTATCCAAGGCTTGCATTTGAACAATACATTTATGGGCGTGTATGCATTCATCCATGCAACCTCGTAATTGCAATCGTTGACGCAGGCGCGGCAGGCGCAAATGCTGTAGCAGTCGTGGCATCTAAAAACCCGCTTGTGCTATCTACTGCCCACATAGCCTCTAAATAATCATTGGCACTTACATCAAAAATCGCAGAGCGTGACACAACTAACACCGAACCGTTTTGGTGCAGCGCGTTTTTCATCGTTGATCCCGTGACATCTACCCCGTTAATACGAGGCCAGAACCAGAAGTTCACTGTACTGCTGGACGTTGATGAAATCTGCGCAGAAAAGCTAATCATGTATTGACCAGCTTCAGCGAACACAATGCGACTTGCAGGCGTTCCATTTGTTACGCCCTGTGCGATGCTAGAAGTGTACGTTAAAGCGTACGCTGTGTTTGTGGATGCCGCTGTTTGATCTGTTGTGACTGCGCCAGCATATTGGCCATCCTCCAAGACGATCTGCACAAACGCGCCATTCTTTGACACAACGGGATAACCGTTGTCGTCATCCCACAAGATAACGCCGTTCTCTGATGGATTGTCGTCTGCTGTCTTAAAGTACAAGCGCGGAAGCTGCCTGCGCAGATATGCAGTTAGGTTATTGCCCCAAGCCTTTATGTTGTCGCCAATCGGTGGGAGTACGGGGGCTGCCATTACCTGCGCCCACCCGCTTTTGCGTCTACCCGCATTGTGCCAACACGCCACGCTGCGTAAGGTGCATCGCCCTCTACGCGCATTCTTATCTGGCGACCTGAGAAACGCACGGCAGTCGGGCTAGTCGGTGTATACGGCCCATGCGTGTATTCTGTGTCGTTGGGGTAGTACCTGCTCTTGAACGTAACATCTACATCGCCCTGCGTCTTTTCGTCAGGGATTAGGTCTGTGACCTGCATAATGTTGTCGCCGTTGCCAATGCTGATCGGGCCGCTTTCTGCGAATATAGATTGCTCTGTGCCGCTGACTGCGTAGGACAATCCAACCTCATGGTCATACATTGCTCCGTTTGCATCCATCAACATTGGGTACTCAAACACGCCGCGTGGTGCGCCAGAGGTGCGAGAAAGGTTGCCGATGAGCCAGTGGTTTTCTTTGTAATCAAGCGCCACATAGCGGTCTATTTCAGTGCTATTTGATGAACAGTAGAACCACCAAATTTCGCCAAACTGCCCATTAGTGAACGCCCAAGTCTTACTTTTCTGCGAGGTGTTGATGTCGTTGAAAACATAGTCGTGGACATCACACGGTATTTCAGAAACCAAGTTACCATCAAAGCGGTAGAACCCGCCGTTGCCCATCCAGAATACGCCCATGTCAACATCTGCCGCTGCTTGGCGTGAAATGATGCCACAAGATGTGCCAACGCGCTCAAAGCCATACACATAGGGTGGGCCAATGTATCGTGCTGTATGCGCGTCAATGTCTGTGATGATTAACGTCTGACCGCGTGTCCGAATAGCCGTTTCAATCTGACCTGACGTTTGAAGTTGTATTTCGCCTGCTTGATTGGTTGGGGATGCTGTCCAAACAGTGTTGTCCTCACGATCACACCATCTAACTAATCGCGGAGAAAACCCCACAGCAGGGTCTTCACTTGTGCTACCTAAAGCAAAAATAAAACGTTCTTCTGTGACTACAGTAGAATTAACCACAGAAGGAGAGTTTGCAATTACAGCCGCCTTACTTGTTGGCCCCAATGACCACTCTAAAAGACGCCGATCTGCAATCGAGCAGGCAATTAGGTTTTGCCCCCAGTTATCCAATGACCACGTTGTAGCCTCAACTAGGTTACCCGTGTCAGGACGCGGTGTGCCGTATGTACCCGCACCGTAAAGCCCGTATCCATAACCGATATTAACCGATGCATCCTCTGACCCTGAAACAAGGTCTGTTGGCGCAATGTTGTATGCAGTGCCGCCAGAGACAACTGCAAATAGCTCGTTATACGATCCCGCTGCAACGTAGCGTGTGCTGTTGTTGCTCTCCCAAGTGTGCATACCGCGTGGTGCGTTTGTCGTAATGCTGGCAATGTTCTCATTTACACGCCAGCCGCCGATAGGACGCAGCGATCCGTCACGCCAGCGAACAAGTGAGCCATCACGCCAACGACCAGATGCATCTAGCTCCGTACCTGTGCGGTAGAAGCCTGCGGGGATTTTAAGCGGTATGAGAGCCATGCGCGTTACTCTGGTTTAGTGGGCCAGTTGATGGTGTTTGGAAAGCCTGCCTGCTGCGGTACGTTGAGCAAGTCAGTTCTGTACTGCGTCCATTCGTTTTGTTTTTCAGTTGTTAAGTCTGCCCAGCGTAGAGGATTAGTGACGATAGGGTCTACTTCTGATGATAGCTTGACATCACGCTGATCCCTGACAAAAGCGGCAACTCGTGCATCATGGTCTGCCTGTGAGAATGGCGCAAAGTCAGTACCGATGAGAGACAACAGTGCTGTGTTGTCTATGGTCATATCGGTGTCCCAAGGCGTTAGCGCGTAAGGTATCCATCCGTAGTCTGGATGGTTAATCTCTAAGTCAAACTGGGTGTTCTCAGCGTTCATAGATTGAGCGTTTCGTACTTCGGTGATCTCTATTGTCATCTTATGAAATCCTTAGATAGACTGTTGGGCCACTATCAAGAGTAGACCCCATACGCCGCCATGTGCCAGACGAAGAAGTAAAGTTCCCAGCAACCGCTGTATAGTTTGAGAAACGCATGACAGACCCACTGACTGTGGCGTTTTCGCTACCAATAGACCCCTTCAAGAAAGCATAACTACCAACGTCATCCGCTTGCATGCCCGCAGTCGCGGTTTGAACCTGAGCAGTCGTAGGCGCGGGCGCAGATGTTAGATAACCCTGCGTAGAGTGATCGCCCCAGCCATAAGCCGTGTTCCAGTTAGACTGGCTTGACGTTGTTGGGATGCTGTAACCTGATTGCAGGGAAACCGCTAGTGTGCCTGACGTTGTGATTGGCGACCCGCTAACAGTCAGACCAGTTGGCACTGTCATCGCAACTTCTGTGACCGACCCAGAACCTACAGAAGCATTGATGTAGGTTTTAAGATCGCTCATGGCGACCTGCTTCATCGTACCATCGTCATTAAACACAACGCGGTCAGCATCAACAACAGTTGTAGATGTTGCCGCTGTGTCACCGTCTAAAATATTCAGCTCTGCTGTTGTAACAGTTGCAGTGTCAAGAATGTTTAGCTCTGCCGCAGATGCCGTAACGGCTGTCGCGCTAATCTCCCACGATCCTTCCGTCAGGTTGGGCGTAATCGCGTTCGTACCGTCAGCGTTGCTATTTATTTCCAAAACAATAGCATCAAGCGCGGTGTTGATGGTGGTACCCCAAGTATCCTCAGAACCGCCAACTGTTGGTTTGGTTACTGTTAAAACCATCTAAATCTCCTATGCGTTACAGGCAATATATAACATTCCTTGCCTCGCGTCTATGTTAGCGGACTTAGGTCAGTCCAAGTGTCGGTGTCCTCAGAAACGTCAGTCCAAATGTCGCCATCCTCAGATACAGTCGTCCACGTTCCGCTTGCTTCTACCACATTTGTCCAAGTGTCGCCATCTTCAGCTTGATCTGTCCAAACGTCTTGATCTTCTGCTTGGTCAAGCCACTTAATCGTAAGCGCACCCAACGCCGCAGACACAGCCTCTGATACTGCGCTGCTTGCGTAGGTCACATTCCCATTGATGACGAATATGCCGTTAGCATCGCTGAGAACGCCGATGTTTGTGCGGGTTACGCCGCCTGCTACATCAACCTCTGCCTCCGCAATCGCAAGCATACTGGACGGCTTAACGCGCGTAACGCCGATGAGAGTTGTCGCTGATCCCGCAGAAAGTACGCCACTGCTTGTCGTCTTATTGCCAGCGATGCGCGTGCTAGAGTTTTGACCGTAATCCGCGTAGCCGTATTCCCAGTAATCAGCGAGTACATAGCGTGACTGTGAGATCGCCGCAGGGTTGCGCACGCGCACAGAGGCAATCAGCGTAGTGCTTGCGCCGTCCGCGCGTATTGAGCCTTGCCGCACGCGCGTAACGCCTGTCACAGTTGCCGTTACTGGCTCCTGAACAAGTGCGCCTGCGACAACACGATTGCCGCCAAATAGTGATGATGAGGTGCCGTCAGAGCGTAAGCCAGCAAGCTGAACGCGCGTAGGCGCTGCAAGTGTTGTGCTTGTGCCGTCAGATTGCGCTGCGGCAAACTTGGCATCGCCTACCGCATACCCCTCCAGCCAGTAGGCTTCGCCACCTGCTGCGCTTGGCTCTGGCTGGACGTAGTATGCGGTCATGCTTTAGCTTTCTTCTAGCTCTTTCTTGAGCATATCCATGAATGCGTTGCGGCCTACGCGCAACTGATCTAAGTTGAACTCTGCGCTGCCGATCTTTTGATCTAGGCTGTTAATGTGGTTGATGCACATTTTTGCCTGATCCGACAGTTGATCTTCCGTATATTCTACATCGTCAATCGTGATGACCTTTTTTTCTTCAGTCACTTTGATTTCCTTTCTGTGTTATTCAGCCGCCCACGGTACTCCCGCTGCGCTGGTTGGGGTTTTGTCAGCTTCAATCTTAGCAGCAATCGCCGCCTCAACATCCGCTTGGTTTGCTTCGGCTTGCGCCCATGCAATGCAGTTGGCTTCCGTTACGCTATCGTAAGCAATGAAACCATCCGCATCCGCATCTGGTGTGTGGCTAGTTGTGCCATAGCTAGACGCAGAGTAATCACCGTCTACGCCATCGCAACGCCAGTGGATTACAGTAATGCCACCGTCTGCCAAGTTACGTTCTGTCATTGGTACTGACCATGTGTATGTGACTGCCATTATGGTGTCTCCTGTGCTGCTAAGTGTGCGGCGTAAGCATCCTTAACCGCTTGTGTGTGTACTGCGTTGCAGATGGCTTGCACCTCTGTGCTTTCACCTGTGATGTCTGCATCTGGTGCGACGACATGGCGTGAAAAGGATCGGCTGATCTCTACACCGTCACGCTTGATGACCGTGGCTGTACGCACCTGAACGTGCTTGAAGTCGCCTACGATCTCTATTTTGTCTTGTACTGTTTCTTCTGTTAGTGCCATCGTTTATC